TCTCCGAGCAAATTCGGAAAAAAATCCGAAAATAACTCGGAAAAAAATCCGACAAATAAAGATACTAATATACAAAAAGATATAAATAAAAATAATAAAGAAAAATATAAAAAAGAAAAAAAGCAAAATGAGATCCAGAAGTTTATAAATAATCTTGATAGAGATGATGAATATAAAGAACTCTTATTTAAGTATGTTGAATATCGTAAGAATATCAAAAAACCACTTAAAACCATAGTTCCTATGAAAAAGATTTTAAAAGATTTTCCTGACTGGTTTAGTTTAGATGAAGCTATCAATATTGCAATGGAAAAGGAATGGCAGGGATTAGAGCCTGAGTGGATAGCAAAATATAAACAATCTAAGGCTAATAATAACTACGGAAAACAAGCAGAACAAAAAGACACAAGTCAATTTAAAGTTGATGATGATTTTATTGAACAAATGAAAGAGAGGTATGGAATGAATGACTAATCAAGAATTTAATGCAGCTTTTAAACCATTTTTAGATTATTTTCCAACTATTGAAATGACAAAGGAAAAAATCAATATTTATTATTTAGCATTAAGTGATTTAACAAAGGAACAGTTAGGAAATGCTTTTATTTCTATGGTAAGAAATAGAGTATATAAGAATTTCCCACAAGTTGCTGAGATAAGGCAATATGCTACAAACACAACTGAAAGTGAACTAGATGACAGAATTGTCTTAGCAAGACAAATTATGAAAAATGCTATTGTTAGATACGGATATTATAGTTCAGTGGAATTTGAGGATAAAGGCATACATGCAGTAATAGATGCCTTAGATGGTTGGCAAAAAGTATGCTCAATGTCTGCTGAGGACTTAGATAAGTTTTTAACTTTTGAATTTCCTAAGATTTACAAGGCTTATAGTAGAAATAATTACCAGGTAACTAAATATTATATTGGGTATCATGATGCAATGAATGGAGTACCAAATATAAATATGATTAGTTTTAAAAATATGGGTAAGAACCTAGAAAATATAAATAATAGAGTTCAAAGTTTAAATTTTAAAAATTCACTTTTGGAAGATAAAGACAAAGAAATAAAAAAATTGAAAGATATTATAGAAAAACAAAAAAAATAAAGGAGAAATTATGGAAAAAGAAAAGGTATTAGAGATAGAAATTAAAAAAATAAATAATGAATACTCTGCTTTTTATCCAATAAAAATGGATATAGATAAATTGACAGAAATATCTGATGGAAAAAGTTTAGGAGATGGTGAATATACACCATATATAGAGTTTAGAATATCAGGTTATTGCTATGAAATTTATTTAACAGACACTGAAATGTTTCCACAAATTATAAAAAATAATTGTATAGAAGAATTAAAACAAAAAATAGATGAAATAAATGAAAAATATGGAATACCTAAAAGATGGAGAGCAGAAGAAAACAATTGTTACTATACAATTTTTGGAGAAAATATTGAAAAAAAATCACTCGCAGATGATAAATTTTATAACTTAGGAAATTACTTCAAAACAAAAGAAGAAGCACAAAAAGTAAAAGAAGAATTAGACAAATTCTGGGCTAAGGTAAGAGCAGGAGAGATTGGAGGAAGAAGATGAGAGAGATTAAATTTAGAGCTTGGCATAAAGAAGAAAAGATAATGGGGGAAGTTCTAGGTATAGATATTCTCCATAAAGAAATATTTTTTTCAAATGAAGATGTTGACCGTTATGAACATACAGATTTTAAAGATATTGAACTTATGCAATACATAGGATTAAAAGACGAATATGGAGACGAAATTTATGAGGGAGACATTGTAACTTTACATAATAGTAGATATAAAGTTATTTTCAATACTGAAGAAGCAAGATTTGTTTTAAAAGATGTGTTTTTTGAAATGGATATACCTTTCACAAACAACAATAATAAAAGAATAGAAGTAATAGGGAATATTTATGAAAACTCAGAATTATTAGGAGAACAATAATGAAAAGAATTCTTGATGTATGTTGTGGTAGTAAGATGTTTTGGTTTCAGAAAAACAGAGATGATACAGTGTATATGGATAATAGAGAGCTTGAAGATACTCTCTGTGATGGAAGAAAATTAATAATAAAACCAGACATAGTTGCAGATTTTAGAAATATCCCTTTTCCAGATGAAACATTCAAGCTAGTGGTTTTTGATCCTCCACATCTAATAAAAGTTGGAGAGAAAAGTTGGCTATTTAAAAAGTATGACCATCTAGGTAATAACTGGAAAGAAGATATAAAACAAGGTTTTAAGGAATGTTTTAGAGTTCTTGAAACTAACGGAATATTAGTTTTTAAGTGGAATGAGGAGCAAATAAAATTATCAGAAATATTAAAACTAATTGATGCTAACCCTCTTTTTGGTAATAAAAGAAGCAAGACACATTGGTTAGTATTTATGAAAGAGGAGCAGATAAATGACTTTTAAACAAGCAGTAGAAGAAATAAAAAAAGGTAATAAGGTTAAACATAAATTGGAGGCAATAAATGATTAGATATGATATAGAAATAAAATATATGTTAAATGGTACAGAAGAAACTAGAAATATGTATTATAAAGCTATTGATGTTTTAAATGATGAGCAACAAGAGGAAGTTGTTCAGGATTTTATAAATGGTTTAAAAAGTTTTTATGGTATCAGTACAATTTTAGAAACTCATATCTGGGAACATGGTAAAGATAAAGAAAAGATTAATTTAAATAAACTTAAAAACTATAAAGCATTAGCTTATGCAAGTCCAATAGCTCAACTTAATAAAGTGAAAGAAGAGTACCAAGAATTATTAAATGAAGTAGAGATAAAAAATGATGATTTTAGGTATATAAAAGACAGAGATAACTTTATCTCAGAAGCATTAGACTTATTAACTGCAACTGTGAATTTACTTTTATTAGGTAAAGTATCAGATACTGATTTTAATAAACATATAGAAAAATTAAATGCTTATAGAAATGGAAAATATAAGAAATAATAGAGGAGTTTATTATGAAAAAAATATTTAAAATACCATTAGAAATTGATGGTAAAAATTGGAGTTTAAATAAAATATATGCAGGAGTTCATTGGACAGTAAGAAGAAAAGATAAAAATAATATAAGATTACTCGTTAGAAGCATTATAGGAATGAAAAAGCCTTTTAAAAATCCAGTTTCAATTAAAATGGCTTTTAATAGTGGTTTAGATGTTTCTAATCATGGATATATTTTTAAATTAATAGAGGATGCTTTGGTAAAGTGTGGAGTCATTAAAAATGATAGTTATAAATATGTAAAATGTAACATAATGACATTACAGAAAGCTTTTAAAGGTGTAATAGTAGAAGTTGAAGAACTGAAAGAGGAATAATGAGTTTTAAAGAACATAATAATAGAGATATAAGTAAAAAATTAGCTGAATATATAACAGGAATAGAATTAAGAAAGTATGTAGCTAAGAAGGTTAAACAATATGTCAACTTAGAAAATCCAACTGTTTTTGATGGAGCGGTTGGAAGTGGGCAATTGGAGCAATTTATTAATCCAGCTATATTATATGGTGTAGATGTTCAAGAAAACTCTATTAATTCTGCAAAAGAAAATTTTAAAAATACAGAACTTGAAGTAAAAAGTTTTTTTGAATATGAAAAAGAAAATCTAATTGTAGATTGTGTTATTATGAATCCACCTTTCTCAATAAAATTCAAAGATTTATCAGAACTGGAACAAAAGAATATTCAATCAGAATTTGAGTGGAAAAAATCAGGCTGTGTAGATGATATATTTGTTCTAAAGTCTTTAAAATATGCTAAAAGATTTAGCTTCTACATTTTATTTCCTGGTGTAGGTTATAGGAGAACTGAAGAAACATTCAGAAAACTTATAGGAAATAACTTAGCTGAATTAAATAGGATTGATAATGCTTTCACAGATACAGGAATATCAGTTATATTTATTGTTATTGATAAAGAAAAAAATGATAACAAAGTTTATAGGGAAATCTATGACTGTAAATTAGATAAACAAATTTTAGAAGATGAATGGATTTTAGAAGATGATTGTTATTGGCAACAATTACAAGAAGAAAGAGAAGTAGAAGCAGTTGATGTTAATGCTTTAAATACTAAAGCTTCTGAACTATGGATAAGTGGAGTTAAAAAGAATCTTGAATTAGATTTATTCTTAGTTCAAGAATGTGGAGCAAATATAGATGTATCAGGAAATATTAAAAGGTTAAAATCTATTTGTAAAGAATTTGAAAGGAAATTAAGATGTTGCAGAAATTACAAGAGTTCAATGACTGTATCAGAGAAGCAATTGAAATTATTATCTCTATTCGAGGCTACACAGAGGTAAGAATATTTGATATTTTTGATATAAGGTATATGAGTAAAAAAGATATTTTTACTAAAAAAAATATAACATCAGAGGGAAAGAACGCAATATTTTATGGAGATATTTCAAGAAAATATGATTGTTTTGCTCAAGAAATAATAAATAGAATAGATGATGAAAGCTATGAAAAAGCTACAAAAATAGAAAAAGAACAAATATTAGTAAATTTAGAAGATTTTGAGTATAAGGATGTTGGAAGATGTGTTTTGTATCAAAATAATATTTCTGCTGCAATAAATGGTAATGTTGCAATCTTAACATTAAAAGATAGTTTTAAAGATATTATTGATTTAAGGTACATATCATTTTTTCTAAATTATAAAGATACAATTAGAAATTACATTTATCAAAAATCAGTTGGAGAAAAAGTTAAAAGATTATCTAAGTTAGATTTTGAAAATATTTTAATAATTATCCCAAGTTTAGAAGTTCAAAAACAAACTGTAGATAAATTCATAAATTTAAAAATTAAATTTGAAAAGGATATAGAAGAAATTGAAAACAGAATAAAACTGATTGATGGATATTCTAAAGTATATGATGAAAGGATCCTAAATTTTAAAAAATATTCTGTTGTAGATAAGGAGATAAGTGAGAAATGATAACAGAAGATATGAAAAAAGCAATACAAAATGAGGTTAAAAAGCAATTAGGAATATTAAAAGGAAAAGATGATACAGAAAAGAAAGTACTAACACCATATCAAAAAACTATAAAATTATTAAAAAGTTATAGATATTATAAAAACAGAATAGAATATTTAAAAAACAATTTAGATAA